CAATTACAATCACTCCTTCTCGTGTAGAAGCTGAGATTGAGTTTAGAGCAAACGAGCTTTTCAATAAAATGAAAGGTCAATTAATGCGTGACGGACACGAGTTCGACAATGTTGAGGGTTCTGTTGTTAAGAATATTCTTCTTGACTTAATCGGACAAGGTGTAAAAGCTGACTTCAACCGTCAACTATGGTTGTCAGATATTGCTGAGGCTGATGCTGACTACGGTATCTACGATGGTATCTTCCAAGTAGCTAAAGAAGCAGGTGCAACTGCATTAACAAGAGAATATGCAGGTTTAACTACACAGGCTGACGATGCTGCTTTAGTAGCGGGTAATGGTCTTAAAATTATGCAAGGTCTTTATGATTCTGCTGCTCCTGAATTATTAGAAGCAGGAAATCACGTTTTCTTTGTATCAGGTGATATCGCTGATGACTATATGGCTTCAACTTTAGAATCTTCTAGCTTTGCTGCTGCGGGTTACGGTGCTATGGTTAACGGTGTTCCTAACTTAACTTACAGAGGTATTCCTATCATTGTACGTAGAGATTGGGATGTATCAATCGCTGCTGATGCTTCAGAAATCAATGGATGTACTTCTGCTAACGAAACTCACAGAGCTTTACTAACTACAAAAGATGCTTTTGTTGTAGGTACTGACTTCGATGAGAACTCTGTTGAGCAATGGTATTCTATGGACAATAAAGCATATCGTTTTAGAGTTGCTTATATGGTTGGTGTAGCATTGAAAGATGCTAAATTAGCTGTATATTACACTCCTAATGCAATATCATAATTAAATTTAATTAATGGGGGATGAAATACTCCCCCTTAATTTTTAACTTTTAATATATTAAAAAATGGCAATAGAAAATTTAGCTTTAGCTACTACTGACTTTGAAAAAAGAGGTGGATTAAGACACATAGGTCTTTGTGCTACATCAAATTTAACACCTACATTTACTGCTGCTGATGCAGCAAACTCTCACGCTGTTGCTTTAGTTGATAGTTCTCCATTAGAGTTGTTTGACTTGAAGCAAGGTACGGGTTCTTTAACAACAAGTGGTTCTAAAGAAAATGGTGTTATGATGTTTGAACACACCCTTTCATTCTACATCCCTAATTGTTCAAATGAACACTTTGGTAACCTACAAAAATTACTACAAGAGCAAATTGCTGCTGTTGTGGTTGACCATAATGACCAAGCGTTCTTGATAGGTATGTCTGCTGCTTTTCAGCATACAACAGGTTCAAGTTCTTTCAACAATCAAATGTACGCTACAATGACATCTCTTGAAGGTGGCACGGGTGCTGCTTTAGGCGATGAAAATGGTGTTACTGTTACTATTACTTGTTCTTCAGGAGAGCTTCCTAGAACTGTATCAAGCACGATTACTGTTGACCACGCAGCGGGTACAATGGCAATAGAATAATATTTAACTAAAAAGGAATGGTTAGGGCGTTTGCCCTTTCCTTCTTTTTTTATTATACTTGCAATATGTATAAATCAAAACTGAAAGAAGGGCTTACTGTTTTTAACGGATTTAAAGTTATGTGGGCAGGAGCAACTCAAGCTGAACTAAAGAAAGTTTATGACTTGGGATTTACTAATTTTGTAAGCAAAGAAGATGCAAAACCAAAGAAAACCAAATCAAAAACAAAAGAAGAATCAAGTAAAGACAACTCCGACAAAGAGTAGTTTTAACACTAAGTATGCTTTTGTAAACCTATCTACTCCTACGGTAGATACTGAGGTTAAGGATTTAGACAGATTAAGAGAGGACTTTATTCCTTTTGGTAAGGATAACTTATTCCCTCAATACTTAGCTGAACTAAAAAGGCAATCTTCTACTCACAGGTCTGTATTAGCACAGAAAACTACATTCACTACGGGTGGTGGTTTTTTGACTTCTAACGATTCCTTAGCTGATTTCATAGAAGATGTAAACGCTAATGGAGAAAGTTTAAAGGACTGCTTTAAAAAACTAGCTGACGACTATTATACTTATGGTAATGCTTTCTTAGAAGGTGTTGTGTATGATGGTGGTGTAAACTTCTATCATAAAGATGCTTCAACAGCTAGGGTTTCTAAAAACAAGAAGTACGTTTACTTTAACTCTGATTGGTCTAATTACAGAAAGAACAAAGAGAAAACTCAAAGAATACCTGTTTACCCACAGATTTCTAATAGTAGTTTTATTATACACTACAAGGACTATGAAAGTACATTTAACTTTTATGGTTTACCTGACTATGTGGCTGCCTTAGAACACATAGCAATAGACTATGAGATTGGTAAATTTAACCACACATCATTTAAGAATGGTTTTAGTCCTTCAGCTATCGTTACTGTTAACGGTGACTTTGGTGAATCTGAAGCAGAAAAGTTTGTTGAAACTGCTAAAGAAACACTAACAGGTAGTGGCAACAACTCAAAGATATTATTCCTTGTAAAGAATGGAGAAGATAGTAGAGGAACAGATGTTCAGATTATATCTAACAAGGAAGATGGTGACTTCTTAGATTTACAGAAGTTAACTGACCAAAACATAATTACTGCTCACAGATGGCAACCTGCCTTGAGTGGTATAGTATCATCGGGTAAGATGAACAATACGGGTAGCGAGATTAGAATAGCTTATGACTTAGCTATGAGTACAGTTATTAGAGATACTACTAATATCTTGCTAGAACCGATTAAAAGAGTTATAAATGCAGAGATGGGTATTGATACAAGTGACCTTACGGTAGCTTACGAACCACCTATCTCATTCCTTGCAGATATTGACCCTAAACAAGTATTGACTATCAATGAGCAAAGAGCAATGCTTAATAAAGACTTGCCTGAGATTCCTGATGGTGAATTACTTATATCAGACAGACAAACAATAACCGTACAAAGACAACAAGAGAATGGCTAATGTAAGACAATATGATAAGTTTGTAACACCTTCAGAGGTTATATCTACTGCGTTTACTAATCAAGCAACAGATACAGCTTTGATTAGCGATGCTATCCTTGAAATTGCTGAACTTGCACACATTAAGCCTGAGCTTGGTTTGGATATGTATGAGGAACTAAAGATACAGAACGATAGTACAGGAACTCTTACAGCAGCCAACTCAATGCTTTTACAATACTACCTTAGACCTGCATTATGTTGGTTTGTTAGATTTGAGGTAATGAATGAGATTCAGTACAACACAACATCGGCAGGGTTAGTTGTTAACTCATCCGATTTTAGTACACCTGCAAATGTAGAGCAATTTAATCAAATGAAAAGTGATACATTTAGAAAGGCACAAGTTTTGCTTGATGATATGATTGCTTACATTACTCATCAAGACCAAGTAAATAATTATCCTTTGTATGGCAAGGATGGAGATAGCTCTATGCCTGATACGGATATAGCTAGTAAGATGAATGGAATAATATTCTACTAATGGAGAACGCAATAACAGAAACGGTAAGAATTGGGCTTTCTAATAAGGTAAAAGACCATAATGATGAAGTCAAGGACTTAAAGCTTGATTGGAATGCAAAGGTTACTTTGAAGAAGTTAGAGAAGGTCTTTGAAAGAGGTTTGGGTGCTTATGAAACAAATCCTGAGTCTGTTAGACCAAATATGACACCTTCTCAATGGGCATATGCTCGTGTAAATTCTTTTCTTTATGCTATGAAGAAAGGTAAGTACAGAAGTGGTAAACACGATACTGACTTATTACCAAAGAATCACCCAATCAAAAAGTCTATGGAGGATGTGGAAAACGCTAGAAAGAATCCTAATTGTCCTGATGGTTGGGAACACCAAATGCCTGATGGCTCTTGGATGTGCGGTAAAGAACACGGAGGTGGTGGTTATAACTCCTACGATGAGTTTGACGAAAACCAACTTGACCTTATGGATTTAATTAACGAGATGATGAGTGATTTGATTTCTGAAGTTAAGTCCGTTAAAAATGCTTTCTCTCAAGAGGAGATTGATGAAACATATACAGAGTACAAGAAGTCTGTAAATATGAGTTACTCAGAACTAAAGAGATGGTCTGAGAATAAATGTAGTAAAAAGGCTAGTTTAGGTAGAGATGCTATAAACAGAAACTTAAAACTACTTTCTAAGAAAAAAGCTGATTGGACATCCAACGATGCTACTGAAGCTAGAAAAGCTATTGCTTATATTGCAAGAGCAATAAAACAACCACAAGGCAAAGATGTGAGTAAAGAATGCCCTTACTCCAAGAACTATATTGCTTTAAAAAATTGGGCATACGATAGAAACAAATAAAATAAGATAAAATGGCAACAGGATTTTTAGATGATAATGAGTCGTTGATGAGAATGGTAGGACACACCGTTGGTGATGTTGAGGTATTTACTACTGCCGCTCAAACAAGCAAAAGCTTTTACTGCATACATTTCCCTGTGGAAAGTGTAGTAGCAAGTATTGCTGTTGATGGTTGTACAGGTGAAACTGCTCTACAAACAACTCTACCTGCGGGAACTACATTGTTTTTGGGTAAAGTAACAGCGATTACATTAACAAGTGGTATTTGCATAGGATATACAAGATAATATGGCTAGTAACGAACATAGTAGTTTAGATAACTCACAGCTTCACGTTCCAAAGGACTTTAGCACAGCATCGGCTAATACTGTTCTTACTAAGAATGGTAGCAATGCTTTGGCTTGGGCAGATGATAACCTTAGAAGGACTCACTTCGTTAGAGTTAATGGTATTTTAAATGCAGCAACATCAACAAGCGAGTTTGCTCCAACTTACTCAGGTGGTGTTACACATCTTTGGAATACGGTAGTTACTGATGCTACTGCTGATGCACAAGATGCTGTTGCACAAGCACAACTATACTGCCTTAGAGATGGCTACATCAATGCTTTTGGTGGTGTTGTGGCTGCTACAAGCGGTAAGACTGTAAACTTCAAGATTTACAAAGGAACTCCTGTTGATGAAAGTTCAGCGGGTATTGACTTAACTCAACTAGGTAGTACAGCTAGTGAAGTTGGTGGAGGAACTATTACAACAGATGTCTTTTCTGCAAGTGGATTGGGTAGTACTCAAACATTCTCAGCAGGAGATATTATCATCGTTACTATATCAGCAGGAAATACAGATTCAACAACAGCAAGGTTTAACGCTACTATGGAAGTAGTATATACAGAAGATTAATATGTTAGGATTAGGATTAGCGGTAACAGTAGGTAAAAGAATATTAGGTGGTGTTATAGAATCTCTTATGTCCGCTTTAAGAGGTCGTGCAGAGTATAGTGAGAATAATACTGATAGTAAGGCTGTTGTTAAGGATATTGATAACTACGATCTTTTAGACAAAGCTACTATACTACTTACTCCTACTGCAACAAGTGATGCAAGGGTACACTCTGTAAAGACTTATACAGGTGATGAACTTGTTGTTAATGGAGATTTTTCTGATGGTACTACAGGTTGGACAACAGGTAATTCAGGTGTTTTAAGTATTGTTGATGGTGCCTTAGTTGTTACAGGAAATGGTGGCAGTTTTGCTTCTGCTAAACAAATAATAACAGGTGTTGAAGGTAAAACATATAAAGTAACAGGAAAAGTAGCAGTAGTTTCAGGTTCTTATAATCTAGTAGTAGAAGCAAACCAACCATCTTGGTTAAATTTATTTACAACTTTTAGTACAGATTTTGTAAATTTTGAAGCATATTTTGTTTGCGTAGACGCAACAATAGATTTAAGGTTTACTATTTATAATGCAGTAACCACATCATCAGATAAAATAAAAATAGACAACATATCAATAGTAGATGTATCATCAGACTTTGACTTCGATAGAGCAAGTAGTGCTACAAGAATAAACTCTAGTGGTTTAGTACAAGATATGCAGAGTATTACTGACCCTGAATTAGTACTTAATGGTGACTTTGAGGAGTTGGGTGATGAAACTACACCTGCATCTGATTTTAGTACATCAGCCTTTGAAACTAACCCAACTTCAGGTTCTGTTAGCGAAAGTAATGGAACTTTAACTTTTAATAATTCTACATCATCAGGAACACAAGTTCAGTTAAAAAACAGAAGCATATCAGATAGCAATACTTATAAAATAACATTTACGCTTTCTAATTTTACATCAGGAACTTTTAGAATGAGTGTGGGAAATCAGCTAACTGATACTATAAATTACAACGATTCAGGTGCAGAAGGAACCCATACATTTTATGTAACAAAAACAGGTGGTAGTGCTAGAAATTATTTTTATACAGGAGGTACAAGCGTTGTAGTTTCTAATATATCAGTAAAACAAGTAGACCCTAATAATAGGTGGAGTTTAGGTACAGGTTGGAGTATAGAAGATGGTAAGGCTAGTTTCGATGGTGGTGCTGATAATGCAATACAACAAAGTTCTGTTGTAACAAATGGCAACACATATAAGGTTATTTTTGATGTAGCAGATAGGATAACAGGAAATTTACAGTTAAGATTAGGTAATACAGGTGTTGTTGATGCAACTATAAGCGCAAATGGAACTTATACTAACACTTTTGTTTCTGATGGAACTTCTTTATATTTTAGAGCAATAGGTGGTTTTGATGGCTCAATAGACAACATATCAGTAAAAGACATTACATTTAGTACAGATGTA